CTTCATCCACGTCGGGCCACCTTCCGCTTGAGGGTGGGTATCTGATCGGGGGTCATCATGCCCAGGATGTCGGGCGGGATGGCGTACAGGCTGTCGGGGTCAAGTTTGCGGGTCTTACGTGCCCAGGGGTAGATGTCTTCTTCCCAATCCCAAACGGGCGTACCAGATATCAGCCAGCGAGGTTCAGGCATCGTGCTGCGGTGCCGCCATCCGTCTACAGCGGTGCGGCTCACGCCTAGTCTGGAAGCTATCTCGGCTATGCCCACCAGGGTTGGGTGTTCGGGTGTGTGTTCGGTGGTCATAGGGAGATTATATACGACAACCGCTAGATCTTCTTTCATCTGTCGAGAAAACTCGGTAGATGAGGGATACATGTCAGAGTGAGCAGAAACATGCGAGATACACACGTTAACCACTGCACAAGCACAGCGAGCAGAAAATGTGCCCACACTCGTCAGAAGATCTGATAGTGTGTCCTTCCCGCCGCTGGGGCGGGGAATCCTAGAAAGGAAATGCGTTGAAATGGCAGATGCTGTAGCAGCAGTACGTAAAGCCGCTAGGGCCGAGAAGGCGGCAGAGAAGGCCCGGTCGGACAGTGAGCGGGACTGGCGCTCAGCCTGGTGGGTCACCACTATGGCCCTTGCCACTGTTCCAAGCACGCCTCGGCCACAACTGGTGGAAGCCATCGGCGTCGTGGCCGATACCACCGGCACCACTCGGAACTGGGCTACGAGGCGACGTTCGTGCGGCCAATGGTTCGCTTCGCTTGAGCGAAGCGAACTCGACAGCCTGGTTCCCCGGTTTGCCATCGTTGCTGCGGAGGCCAAGGCTGACCCGAAAACCGCCGCCGAACTGATTATCCAGGCTGAGCATGAGGACTGTGGCCTGCGGGCGTTCAACGAGATGCTGACGCTGCGGGAGTGGAAGACAGGCGAAGATCTCACCCCCAAGCAGAGGCTGGCTATCGCCCAGAAGGAACTTCGTGAGCGTCCTCATGAGGTGCTGGAGGATGATGCGACCCGTGAGGCTGCCGACGAGGCGTCCATCGAGATCCGGGCCTCGCAGCCACGGCCCCGTATCACCGACGAGTACGCCGATCATGTCGTCAACCAGGCCGGTAAGAGCATGGCCGACCGGATGGGGACCGAGATCCCCCTGGAGCATCTGGATGCTTCGGCGGGTGAGATCGCTTCCGCCCTGCACGCCCGGACGGTCCATGGCGTGAAGGACAAGAAATCCTGGAACCGGAAGCTCGATGAGATCCACCGGATGGAAGACATGGCCCGGATGGAAGACGAAAGCTGGACTGAAGAAGACCAGGAACTGCTCCGCAGCTTCACAGGAGGTAACTAGATGCCCACAATGTCCGAACTGGTCGATGATGCTTGCGATCAGTACGTCGCTGCCATGGCTGGCCGTGGCTTCAATCCGACTGGTGTGCGGGCGGAAACGCTCGCACACTACGCCGGGGTGACCACCGGGTACATGAGTACCTGTCTCCAGGTCCACCGGACGGCTCAGAAGGTGGCCGGTATGACCAAGTACGTGCTGGTCTGTGAGGAGTACGGTCCTCGGGCACGTTGGCGGATCATGTCGAAGCCGGGAACCGATCCGGCCACCATCCAGCAGAGTCGTCGCCAGCACGCCCGGTACGTGGTTGAGGACAACGTGCGGAAGTTGATGCGGGATCAGATGCTGGAGGTGTACCCCGGTCTGCACAACACGCAGATCGACACCCTGATCGACAGCGCTTCGCACTTCGCCGCCAATCAGTTTGAGAACACCCTCCAGTTCGTCGGATCCATCCTCTGATGGTGACCTCCCCAGGGTGCCAGCCCTGAGGAGGTCCGAGTGCCCTTCCATGAGCAACCCCCGGTGTAATGCCGGGGGTTGTTGCATTCCAGACTAACACAGAAAAAAAGATCCCTGACCTCGGGTGAGACCAGGGATCTTTTCGTTGTGACTACGGCTGATGGTTCAAGTCAGGCCCAGTCGGGATCAGTCTAGGCCCCGCACATCCTCGATGTGTTCGGCCAGGCTCCCCAGCCCTGCTGGGCCTGGATGCGCTGGTTGACGGCCAACTGCTGGCTGTAGGAGTAGTCGGAGGGCAGCCCAGGCCCTCCACCAGCGGCTTGCCACGATCCCAGGGTGTCCTGGAAGGCACCGTAGTAGCCGTTGCCGGTGTTGGTGGCCGGGTTCCCACCCGACTCATGCTGGGCGATGCAGCCCCACACCCCGGATCCACCGGAAGAGGTGGTCACAGGAGGCACATACGCAGTACTGGTATGCGAAATGGGGGTTCTGACCTGCTGTTTCGCAGGTTCATACGTGTACTGCGTATGGGACGGGGCGCTCTGCGTTAAGGGCGCAGAGGCTGTATAAGTGGCCGGTGGAATGGTCAGGATCTGATCAACGAAGATCAGGTTCGGGTTAGGAACCCGGTTGAAGGCTGCCAGCGCTGCCCAAGACCGGTGGTAGCGGATCCCGATGCCCCAGAGCGTGTCGCCTGCAACGACACGGTAAGTCGGCAGGGGCGTCGGGGTCTGCACCTTGATGGGTGCTTTGACCACCGCAGCCGTCGTCACGCTTGGGGGTGAACCACTGGCTGCCGCCATCACTCCCGGATCTGGTAGGGGGGCGGCGGATGCCGCCGAAACTGGTGTTACAAGAAAGCCGCCCACGATGGCGGCTGTGAGTAGAAGTTTCCTCACTGGGATCCTTTCGTCGTGCCTGCACAACCAGGCCGTGCTTGAGGGTCTTGCTGAGGGAACGCATCGACAATGACACGAACCCTAGAGGGTCAAAGGGCACTCCCTTCTGTAGTCACAACAATCTGGGGATGCTAGCATCCCGCAAAAATCGCCCACCAGGCTGGAACCAGGGGAGGCATTATCCAGTGGCCGTGACCTACACAATAGAGGAGACCTATCTTCGATGTCGGACGTACAACCATAGCTGGGACGAGTTCTTCCCCATCGACTTGTACCCACCCGCCTATGGTTGGCGGCTGTCGCTCAGGTGCATCCGCTGCGGGTCAGAGAGACATGACATCTATGACTTCAAGGGCCGAGTGATGGGACGGCGGTACCGCTACGCTGAGGGGTACTCGCAAAAAGGTGCCCCGCCTCGATCTGTATTTCGTGAGGCACTTTTTGACAAGCTGCGTGCTAAGTTGGAGGAGATCAACAGCGTGGGGGACACGCCCCCCGTACCGTCAAGGAGGAAGAAGAAAGTCGCATGAGCGTTGTAACCCACAATGGAAGGGTGACCACCAAGGAGCGGGTCAGCATCGTCACGGTCACCCCCAATCAGGCCCAGAAGTGGCTGGAGGGGAACGTCGACAACCGCAACCTGCGGGAGGCACGGGTGCTGCAACTGGCCCAGGTACTCCAGCGGGGTGAGTGGGAGTTGACCGGCGATGCTCTGGTTTTTGACGAGGATGACACCCTGCTCAACGGGCAGCACCGGTTGACAGCGGTTGTTGTCAGTGGTGTCCCGGCCAGGTTCCTGATCCTTCGGGGGGTTCCTGCGAGAACGCAGGAAGTCATGGACCAGGGCCTGGCCCGGACTCTTGGGGACCAGCTTCAGCGGCGGGGTGTGCCCTACTACACCTATGTCAGTTCGGCACTCTTTTGGCTGCACCGCATGGAGTACTCAGAAGAGTCGGGCGTGGCCCACTACGCCGAACCCACCATGCGGCCATCCTTCCGCCAGCTACTTAAGCTGTACGAAGAGAACATGGACCTGGGTGAGGAAGCCCCGAAGATCGGGCGACACGTCAGCAACCTCAAGGTGCGGGCCGGGGCAACTCTTGCCATCTACCACCGACTTCGCCGCATAGAAGATGATAACATTGACGGTGAAGTGGATCTTTTCTTTGAGCAGTGGCTAACCGGAGAGGGCCTCAAGGCCAGCGACCCCGTCTACCGCCTTCGGGAGTGGACGCTGGAGGATGCTGCCAAGCGTCACACCCGTGGACGTGCCCCGGACTATCGGTTCGTGGCGTACACGCTGACGGCCTGGAACAAGTGGCGGGATGGCGAGCCTGTTCGACAACTGCGCTGGACCTACACGCCCACCACCCGTATGGCCTGGCCGGTGCCGCACTGATGTCCCGGCGAGCATCTTGGGGCCGGTCGAAGCCCCGCACCAACCAGGAGAAGAAGCGCCAGCGGGATCGCATCGCAGCCAAGCAGCCTGGCCGTCAGGTGGTCCGCAAGGCTCTGGATGAGCTAGAGGCAGATGGCCGGGTGGAGCGGGCAGAGCCGAGACAGCCTGGTGTGCAGAGCCGCTGGATGACGACTGCATCGGGTGGTGGCAAGTCCTCGGTTGAGGATGAGGTGGAAGTCGCCCCTGAGCATCTAGTGCGGGGTGCGCCGGTCCAGGTGCCTCTACGGGACCAGGATGCTCCTGGCAAGAGCCACTCCAACATGCGAGTGGTGAGTTCAGTGGAGCAGGGCAACGAGACAGCCTTCAACGTCGAGGTGCCCCTGTCGCCTCACCAGGCTCCCGTGGACAACGACCCAGAGATGCGGGCCGCACTCCAGCAGGCCATGCGGGACATGTCGACCGAGAACCCCATCCCGGAGTCGGCCCTCAACATGAGCCTGCGACCGGCTGATGTGGTCCACATTCGCAATCAGATGGTCTACTGGTGGTCTCAGCCGGGGCTGTGGCAGCAGCGCTATGCCCTCCAGGGCCGTCGCCCCATGGAGGGCTA